AATTGATTAGGGCTAAAGTTAGCAATGATATCAATGTCTTGCCCAGTAATAGCTTTAATCTGTGTCGGATCAGGTAAGATACTATATTTTGCTGTATGTTCTTTATATAAGTTTGCAACTGGTCTCAATGACCTGTCAAAGTTCTCACTATTTAAAATGTTCATAACTCTAGTGTAGAGTTCAGCCTCAGTAATCATCACACGCAAAAATATCTTTTGCATTTCAATACCGTAATCTTTTTTATTTTCGTAATCTTTTTTCAATTTTCTTCCTCTGTAGTTCTATTTTGATTTTACTAGTTGTCGCACTACTCAATATACTGAGTAATGTAGGCAACTTACCATACTTAACTACCGCGTCATTTACATCTTTAACATCATCATCCCATTCAGGAATGCTAACACTATAACCTAGTTCTAATGCTCTATCACACGTTTCTAAACCTGTCTTATCTCTATCAGGAATAAAGATAATACGTTTATTAAGTTGTGCTAGAATCTGTGCTTGGTCATCGTTGATTGTATTATGTGTTAACGCACAGGCATTTAAGCTTAATGCGTCAAAGATACCTTCAACTAACAAACATACTTCCCAATCGGGTTTCTGAAAGTCATAACCAAATACATAGCCAGGTTGTTGCTCGTTAATATACTTTGGGATTTTGTTATCTAAGAATCTACTCGTATGCCCAACAATCTTATTGTTATAAGTATAGGGTATAATGATTCTGTTTGACTGTCTGCCAGTGTCATTAGGTGTTACTAAGAACGGGTAGTCATTATAATTTATCAACCGCATAGAC